CCAGTGGAGGAATTTTAATCGCAATGACCCCTTGGTCATTGCGATTTTTGGAACAAAAAGTGATTAACCTCACACCCCACGCAATCACCCTGCGGGGGTCCGCAGGGGACGTGACGTACCCAGCATCGGGCCAGCTGGCCCGCGTCTCCACCATTGCCACGCCCACGGGCGTGATGGTGGCTGGCGTCCCGGTCATCCGAAACAGCTATGGCCCGGTGACGGGCCTGGTGCGCGATGGCAGCGGCGTGCCGCTGCCGTGCATAGTCTCGGGCATGGTCTTGGCTGCTTTGCCGCCTGGCACTGCTAACGTCTTCGCCCCGGCAACGGGGACAACCGCCATCCGCAAGGACGGTCAGGTAATTGCTGTTACTGAGCTGGTAGCAGCATGATTTCTGAAATTTTTGGAGAAATTAAATGATTCTCAACCTAACCCAGCACCCCGCCACACTTGAGCAAATCGCTCAGGGTGTGGTTGACCTGCCCGCTGATGAGCGGGCAGAACTGAGCCGTCTTTTGACGGTTGACGACCTGCCCAGCCGGGCCGAAATCATTGATCGCTGCGAAGCGATTGCCAAATTGTCCTGGGCTGACAGCTTGGGCACAGACACCCCTATCACAAGGGCGATGGTCGGGGGCGCACCCTGGATGATGGGGCCACTTTGCAGGGCATTACGTGCAGCTGGCATTAAAGAATGCTTAGCCGCTTTTTCAAAGCGCGAGTCAATCGAGCGCACAGACCCAGCCACGGGCGCGGTCACAAAGACCGCCGTGTTTCGGCACATCGGTTTTGTCGAGTGCGCTGCAGAGTAACCCAACCGGGGCTTCGGCCCCATCAATCCCGCAAGGGTCTTTTTTAGGAGCAATCATGAGCGATATTGAAACAACGATCTACACCGAAGACGACGTGCGCATCAGTGTTGACGAGTGGGATGACGGGGGTGTCTGGCTGGGCTTACAGGCCCGTGGCTCGTCTATGCACGCCACACTGACTCGGAAGGAAGCGGAGCAGATGCTCAAAAACCTCCAGGCCGTCTTGGCAAAAGAGGTGACAGCATGACTGAGCAACAACTACGCCAGCACCTGCTGGACGATGGCCTCACGCAAGATGAGGCTGAAAGCGAAGTCTCGGCCTGGGCAGAAGATGCCTATGACCGCGACCAAGACACCAAAGCCGAACAACATTTCGAAAGTAAATCATGAAGAACATTGCCACCGCTTTGGTCAAGGCACAGCAAGCCTTTGGCCCTGCCCTGAAAACCAGCACTAACCCGGACTTCCGCAGCCGCTATGCAGACCTATCGGCTTGCGTTGAGGCAGTCATCGAAGGTCTGAACGGGGCTGGCATTGCCCTTGTCCAACGTACCAGCGAAGACACCACTGGGGTGACGGTCGAGACTGTGTTCATCCACACATCAGGCGAGATGCTGGAGTGCGGCAAGCTGCATGTGCCTGCGGCCAAGCAAGACCCGCAAGGCTACGGATCTGCCCTGACTTACGCCAGGCGATACAGCTTGATGGCAGCTTGTGGCATTGCACCCGAAGATGATGATGGCAATGCTGCCACCCGAAAGACCGTACCGACTCCAGACATTACCGACCAGCTGACAGCGATTGAAGCAAGCGCCACAAGTGATGAGCTGGCGGCGGTCTACAAGCAAGCACTTGAGGCCTGCCAGGGCAACCAAGCAGTACAGGCCAAAGTAATTGCAGCAAAGAAGGCACGGGTCGAGCGTGCCAAACGGGAGAAAGCAGCATGCGCAAACTAGACGATGGATCAACGTGGTTTGACGGCATGACCCTGCGCGACTACTTTGCGGCCAGGGCGATGCAAGCGTTTTTACGAAATCAAAAACCAGAAAATATGGATCAGCCTCCAAGTACTTGGGCGGAAGACGCGTATGTATTTGCCGATGCCATGCTGAAAGCAAGGGAATCATGAGCGAAGAACAAGGAACCGAGGGCTGGTTTGCTGACAGGCTGGGCAAAGTCACCGCCAGTCGCTTGGCTGATGTGCTTGCCAAGACCAAGACAGGCTACAGCTACAGCACCAGCCGAACCAATTACATGACTCAGTTGGTGCTGGAGCGCATCACCCAGACCAAGGCCGAGTCTTACAGCAATGCAGCAATGCAGTGGGGCACAGAACAAGAGCCCTTTGCCCGAGCTGCTTACGAGGCGCATACGGGCCAAATGGTTGAAGAGGTGGGGTTCATGCCTCACCCCGAGATTGATGCTGCTGGGGCCTCGCCTGATGGCTTGGTGGGTGATGATGGCATGGTGGAAATCAAATGCCCATCATCCAGCACAGCCCTTGAGGTTTGGCTGACTCACTCGCAAGGTGGCAACCCGGTTGATGCCAAGTACTACGCACAGATGCAGTGGCAGATGCGCTGCGCTGATCGGTCTTGGTGTGACTATGTGGTCTTTGACCCACGGATGCCAGCCAAGGCTCAATTATTTATCCATCGAGTCGGACGCAATGCAGATTGGCTCAAAGTCGCAGAAGCAGAAGTCACCACCTTTTTGGCAGAGCTGGATGCCAAAGTTACCGCCCTTAAATCAATCATTGGAGAATAAATCTTGGCAAAAATCATCAAAGAAATCAGCTGCGTTGTCGGTGAATACCGAGCTGCAGATGGTCAGCAAAAGAAACGCTATCAGCGCATTGGCTCAATCATCGACACTAGAAACGGGCCAATGCTGAAGCTCGATGTCATTCCGCTACGCGAAGGCGGCTGGGATGGCTGGGGCTACATCAATGACCCACAGCCGCAAAAGGCTAGGGAACAGCCGCGGCGTATGCCAATGCACGATGGTGACTCTGAAATTCCTTTTTGAACATGCACGCCGCCAGCATTGAAAAGAGCGAACGCCTCGGGCGCGTTCTCGATCTGCTGTCTCAGGGTGGGGAATACTCCACATTTGGTGGTGAAGCCGCTTTACGCCACCCCACCACAGCGCCCGTGGGTAGGGCTGACGGACGATGAAATTCTTGAGGCATGGCACTGGGGTGGATGCAATCCTCATATTGAAGGCGCTCATTTTGTAGTTTTGTATCAATATATTGAAAGCAAACTCAAGGAGAAGAACACATGAGCACAGAACAAAAACGCTTTGAGGAATGGTGGGACGCCGAAGATGACATCCCAAACAATGGCCCTTGGACTCACGACACACCGATTCAATTTGCTTGGGCCGGGTGGCAAGCGGCATTGCCGCAGCCAGAGCAGGAGCCGGTGGCGTTTTATATAAAGGAAAAGAAATGAACGAAGAAATGAAACGAATCATGGAAGCACTGATGCTGATCTATGGCAGTGACTTGCAAGCCGCAACGATCACGGTATTACTCAAAGACGGCGACACTGGGTTTCGCTTTTTATCCTCAAACTTTCCACAAGTGGAGACAAAAAAATGAACAATGACCAAGAAATTAAGGCAGTCAACTTTATGGCGCAGCCAGAGCAGGCGCCTGTACTTCAAGACATTGAGCAGTACCGCTTGCAGATGGCTGGAATTAGCACCGCAGCGATTGGATACTGGAAAGAAGGCGATGGCATTCATCCAGATTACGACACGATTGCACTGCGTGAGGTTGCGAAGTTGTACGCAAAATACGATGCGCTTTACAAGGCACAGCAAGACAAAGCGCAAAAGGCCCGTGCTGACGAGCGTGATGTGAGGAACTTGATAAAGCAGACGAGACTTTTTGATTAGTTTGCGCGGCAACTATTCGAGCCAGAAGGCAACCTTGTTACGCCGTTAGCGTTTGGGCCTCGGACTCAACTGAGGCCAGCCTGTTCATCCAGCCTTTGCCAAACGTGGCGAAGGTGGGCAGGCTCTTGTAGTGAGCCTCGCGCAAGTCACAGAACTTTGCTACGATCTCATCGGCAGGCTTGGCCGTAGTGGCTTTAACGGTCTTAGGGCCAATCTGCCCGTCAGCGGTCACTCCAACAGCTTGCTGGAGGAACTTGCTGGCGCGGCCAACGCCTGCGTTGACAGCGCAATCAAACACGCATAAGTCAACGCCAGACGGGAGGTCGTCTGCACGCACAGCATCCCAGTAGCGCGTCTTGTAGAGTGGGCCAACCATCTCAGAGGTGAGGGCGCGCATGTCGGCCTCGGTGGCAGGCTTGCCAGTCCATTCTTCCCAGACACGTTTTGTCACCCCTAGATTGGTCATGCCGCCAGGATCAGCGGGGTGGTTGACGTAGCCACCCTCGTACTTGAGGATGTGCCGGAGCGCTTCGTCCCAGTTGTGTTTCATTTTGCAGCCTTTGAGAGCAGATCCGTTTTGGCCTGAGAGCCAGCAGACGAGCCGAAGTAGTAGGCAATGATGCCCGTCCAGGCCGTGCCCAGGCTGCCCAGCATCATTAGGATGGCCGGGTTGCTGCTGTCGATCTGGTTGAAGAACATCATCACCATAATGCCGAAGAAGCCGATAGTGACCGCGCCAGCCAGGATGGGGGGCATCATCGAGCGAGT